AAATGATCTGATTTACTTCCGAGTGCTCCATCATCAGAAGTACCAAATCATACAGAGGGATGTCATGAAGAAATAACCAATCGTCTTCAAATTGAAATACAAATTCACTCTTCACTTCCTTCATTAATTGTTGGAGAGAGGCTCCCTGTCCGACCGAAGGATCGTTTGTCAAAATAGTTTCATATCCGGAGTATGGAGCTTTTGTAATCAATTCGAGAGATCGTTCCTTATTTAAAAAATCTTCGTGTAATAGAAATCGTCCGGTGAGTTTCCCCCAATTTACTAATGACATAAAGGTATCATGAGTTTTAAAAAAGACATCTGGACGGGAAGCTGATGGACGAATGATATCAATTACCATGACATCTCCTTACAAGGCAAGAACGGATCGAAACATACTACGATAATTTTCAGACTGATGTGCCCAGGTCCAACCATTCACAACCGTTTCCCGCGCATGATTACCCATCTCTATCACCCGCGAGCGTTTATCCTTCAAATGATTTATAATGTCAATGTAATTTGTAATATCCCTTTTCTTGACGACAACTCCGTTCACACCATTGGCAAATTCAGGAACGTTGCCAATCTCATTAGCAATAAATGTTCTCCCACAGGACGCCGCTTCAAGTAATTGATTTGGGGTTCCGTCCATATCCGAGGCGATGATCACGAAATCAATTTGATTATAATAGTCAGGCATCTTTTCTCTGGGGATTATTTTATTGTCAGTGACTTTCCCAACAGCCCCGATAAATCGTATGTTGGTGGCTTTGATCACCGGAAGTATAATTGGTTCGAGTCCTTTCCGAAAAGTAGACTTCCCGACATACCCGGCAATCAATGTTCCGGTATTTTTATTTTTAGTTGGGGTAAACAGTTCATGGTCGACGCCATTCGGTAGATAATAAACTTTTTTTCCATAGGGGAGTAGTTGATTGAAAAGAAGCATACTGTTGGCATGAAGGGCGGTACCTGCGTATAAACATTCTGCATAGCTTGGAAAATTCTGATAAGTATGAGAGGTTACCCCTGTAATGACTCTCTCATTTTTTACGATAACATCTGGAAGTCTCCGAATAAAATTGCAATCAAATGTAAAATAAAGATCGTAACCAAATATATGTTTGTGAAAATCGTCCTTTTCTTCAGACATATAAAAGGTATCAAAATCAAATTCGTTTGACAGATATTTAACAACCTGCTGGGATTTATAATCCCATGCCCACCCCCTTGAATCAACAAGAATGGCAATCCTTTTCTTCTTACCAATGACTCCCGGATGTTTAAAGCAATGGCCCCAGATATCCAAAAATAATTTGCGTCTTTCCTCTTTCTCTACCGGGATCCGACTCGAAGTAACGCCGCCGAGATGGAGAATATTTGCATCTGATACCACGTTAAATAAATATCCGGTATCCTTCATGCGAAAACAAAAATCAGAATCTTCATACCAAAGAGGGGCATAACGATCATCGAATCCCCCCAGATAATCAAATACGGCTTTATATATTAGCATCCCTCCGCCACCGATGTAGGCATGGGGATTGGATTGTACGAATTGAGTCTTCCGTGGGTATCCGGATCCTTCCATGATCCACGAATCGATACCCACAGCCATGAAATTTTTTAAACCATCCTTGAGTTTCTGGATGCTATTCACGGATACGAATTGATCATTGTCAAGGAATAAAAGTAGTTTTGATTTAGCATGGCGGGCTCCCTGATTCCGGGCTATACCACATCCCAGATTAGAGAGGTTCCGGAAGTATCGGAGATCAGCCTCGGTTTTCACCCATTCGGCAGTCCCATCAGTGGATGCGTTATCAACAATTATAATTTCCTGCGGGATCACCGATGATTTTCGTAATGCTGTGATGCATCGTTTTGTTTCTGATAAATGATTATGACAGACAACAATAACTGAAATAGAGTGGTCAATGTCAGAGGTCAGATCCTTGCGGTCGAGGGCCGGGGATTCGGTTACTTGATTGGAAGTCGGAGGGAGGATTGTTGTTGAAATGAAATGATGTATTTTCGGGGATGAGTTGCAACATCTCTGAATTGTAAAAGGTACATCCTTAGAAATTCTGGTACTCGCTCCACAACTATTACAAATCAATTCCCCCGGAGCATCAGAAGTGAACGTTTTCAATCCACATTTTTGACAGACGAACGATGCCGATTGATGTTCGTGGATGTTGAGATGGCTGCACCCTTTTATACAGTGAAAGCTCATTGTATTACCTATCCGTTAGATACCCATTAAGAAAAATAAGAGGGGGGAATGATCCCCCCTCTTATTTTACATTACTTCACCTCCGGTCAGGAGTTCGTGAGACCCCGGACGAAGCCATTCGCGAGGGCCATTTTCAGAGCCCAGCGCTGATAGATCTTGAACTGGGTCCGGTTGGTGCTCCATTTCGCGAAGGGGTTCGTCTGGAGGGCCGTGGTATCGAGCCTCCGTCCGACAAAGAAGTATTGCATATTGCCGAACAGGAGGAAGGCCGTGTTCGAAGCCGACGTCCCGGTGATCTTGATCGCTTCACGGAAGGGGAAACCGAGGACCCTGTACGGGAAAGCGTCCGCGAAGTTCTGCGTCATGACGGGGTTCCCGTTGGTATCCTTCATGATCCGGAGGTAATGCAGGACGGTGCCGCTTCCGTAAAACCCGGCTCCTTCCTTCCGGCGCCCTTCCAGTTTGGAGATCATTTCGCTCAGGAAGTCGATGTTGATGTTGCTGAAGGCGGTCGAGCCGGCGCCCATGACGACCGAGAATCCGCAGGTCGTCCCGAGCATTCCGTAACAGCCCCCGTACGTCGAGGTGCCGTCCCCGTTGAAGCCCGCATCGTCGATGGCTTTGCCCGCCGATTCGGAGAGCATTTCCGTCAGCCACGAGGTGATGTCGATCCGGGAATCATCGATGGTCGTATTTTTCACAGTGACGATCGCGGAAAGCTCATCGGCCGAGAGTTCACACTCCCCGACGGTCGGGTCGGATTCGTTCGAGGTGTTCCCCCAGTTGGCGTCGCTTCCGGCGGTCTCGACCGGGAATGAGAGCTTGTCGGATCCCATCGGCCAGGTGCGGGCGTCCTGTAGAACAATGGACGATTCCCGTGCGAACGTCAGGACGATGTCCATCAGTTCATCCGGAAGGGGAAACGCATTTCCCGTGTCGCCCACATTCGTTTTCCTCCGGGCGCCGTTGGCATCGATGTGGCAGGATCCGTAGTTCTCAGCGAATTCCCTCTTGGCATCCTGGTCGCCCATGTGGGACGCCCGAATGAAAAGGGTGAAATACTTCGCGAGGGACTGACGATCCTCCTCCTTCAGCTCCGGGGCATCGGGACGCCGGGCACGGAGGCGCGCGTACTTCCGGACCAGATCCTGACCCTGTCGCGCCAGGTTGTAGGTTCCGGAGGTCAGATCCGGTTCGGGGGCGCCCTTTGCACCGGGCATCGGGAATCCGCGGGAGGCCATGTCCTCAAAGGCGTGGACTTTCTCCGCGACCTCGTCCTTCAGGGCCTTGAAATCCCCGGACATTTCACGGATGGCACCGGCGAGCTGTTTCGTCCAGTCACCGGAGGGAGTGCTGACGTTGACGTCTTTCTTTCCGACCGGCTTCTCGGATTCAGCCGTCGGAACCGCGATGGTACCGTCCTCGTTGTAGAGGGCGATCGTTCCGTTCGCGATGTCTGCGGGCGACGCCAATACGAGCTCGCCCTTCTCGTTTTTCACGTACAACATATGTTTTTTCCTTTCTTTCGTTGTGTCTGACGATCAAATGAAAAGGAATCGTTGACCCTTACGCATTGGTTTTGAAAATGGTCCCGCCCTCCGGAGCTTTGGCAAAATGCCGGCGTCGGAGGAGCAAAAGGCTCACCATCTCCGGGGGAATCCCTTTGACTTTGGTGGCGCCTTCATCGGTCCCGTTCGCTACCACGTTCGGATCGCTTCCCTCTTTTTCCTTGGTAATATTTTCCATGAATGAGTTCATAACGGTAAGGGCCTTGGCCATGTTCTCGGCTGCCTCAGCAATGTCGTTGATTTTTCCTTTCAGCTCCGTGATTTCATCCCGGAGCACTTCCACTTCCGATCGTGTCTCCGGAGGATCTTCCGTTTTCGATTCCGGAGCAGGAGTCGTTTCAAGATCGATCCCGACACCTTCAATGAGAGAGGATTTGTCGACATCGATCTCCAATGCCTTAACCTTCAAGGCATCCCGGACGGCGCTCTCGTCTTTCGGGATCATCTGATCAGGGGGGAGTATCAGGTGATCCATAAAGCCCTTGTAGATCTTTTCCTGCGGGAAAAGATACTTCACAGTGGCTTCCGGAAGTTCGGCTGTCCGCAGTGCATCCTGAAGAGCCGAGGGATTGGCCGGGACAGGGCACCCGGAGAGTTCGAGGAGGATCTGTTTCATAAAACGAAGCCCGTTCGTGGCTCCCCAGAGGGTACAGGATTCCCCGGTTTCCAGATCCTCCCACTCTTCCGGGATGAATCCGACCGAACAGGCGTTAATGAATTTCGTTTTGTAGAGTTCGAAAATCAGATCCGCGAAGGGAAAAACCTCTTTCGGGGGGAACTGAATGTCGAACTCGAGCCGTTTCGGGTTCATCCTTTTCCGAACGTTCTCACCCCTTCCGATGGGAACTGATCCGTAATCATGCGCCCAGAGGAAAACCGGATTTTTTCTGTACTCTTCCAGTCTCCATCCGTTGACCATCACCACATCCCCGTTACGATCCCGGGTCTCGTCCGATCCGACAATCGTGAGGGTCCGTTTGCCTTCGTTCACCGAGCACGTGAATGATTCGGGGATGACGAAATCGGCTGCGGCTGCGGCCACCCCATTGACCATCACGGGCTTTTTATTTCTGAGCAGTGGGAATGCCATGGCTTACTCCTCCGGAATTATTTCGTCGCCCTGCTCTTCACCGTTTTCGTCATATACGGCGACCTCAGAGCAACGACAATTTATGGTTTCTTCACCAGATCCGTCAACATCGCCGGGATACTTAAGAAGTTCACCCCCGACGTTCCACATTTCTTCCATCAGGACGACCATACCTTCCATGGCCATATGTGTAGATCGGACTTTTTCATCCAAGGCTGTGAACCATTCCTTGTACCGGATCCCGGTGTTGCGCAATCCGACGTATCGTCCGAACCCCGCGGATCCTCCGATCTCCGTGCGGGCGATTGCATTTGCCCGATAACCTGAAAGTTCATTATAATATTGAGAGATCATGTCACCGATCTGATTAACGGTGAGTCCCTCCTCAATTCCACTTTGGCAGATCCCCCGGAGTTCTTCAGCGATGACATTGGTCCCCCATCGGATCCGGACGGGACGTACATTCAGAAATTCAAGAACGGCAGGATCGTTCATGGTCCAATTAACATCAATCCCGGTTTCTCCGGCAACCGCCGCGATCCCGGCTGAGACTGAAGATCGGTAGGCCATATCCGAATATTTCCGGATCAGATCTGCTTCCTCTGCAAAATCCAGATCGTAAACGTCATCCACGTCTTTTTGAATGGCATTACGATTCATGGCTTCTTTTTCGTCACTTTTCCGGAGAGCCGCAAGGGTTTTGGTTCGCATTGCATAAAAAATTCTGCGAAGATGACCCTTGTATTTGGCCTCAATAGGATCCAGAGTCGCGATGTACGCTTTCCAATTTTTTTCAAGCAGAGCCTGACGTTCCGGCGTCCGTTTCCTTTTGAAAGATTCTCGCTCGATTTCTTTGGGGATCCTCTCCGGAATCAGACGTACATTTTTTTCCGGTGGCTTATCCTCTTTTGGCGGCTCCGCAGGAGGATTTTCAGGGGGCTTCAACTCTTCCGGAGAAAGTTTTTTTCCACCAATGGGAGAAAGATTCAAGGGCTGCCACCAATAATCACGCCACCACTTCTTGGTAAATCCGAGATTCAGGGCGACGTTTATTTCATTCGGGGTGAATCCCAATTGAGCGAGCTTCACCGCGGCATCGATCTTTTCCCTGAATTGCTCCTGAAGGGCTTCAACCTTGGATATGTCATGAACAATTCCGATCTCTCCACCATAACCGGCGTCCGGGAAAAAGGAGTAGTTCATCGACGAAAGAGTGAGAGCCATCAGAGGGAGATTGGTGTCAACCCACCAATCACGACGTTCTCCTCTGGTAATAGCATAATTTAAAGTGTCGGTGATGGAAAGGATTGTTTTTTTCATCCCGAATATTTGCAGGATTTCATCCCGGGTGAATTTCCGGAGTTCAAGGAATTGCATGTCCTGCATTGATACCCCGGTGGCCTGATATTTTAGACCACCTTCCAACACTGCCAACTTATGAGCACGATCAAGTCCCTGATGCCGATTCTCGAACTCATCCCGGATGGCTTTCCGCTGAGTGGGACTCAGAGCTTTGTCCGTGGAAAGGACTCCGGAGAGAATGGCCCCGTTATCAAAAAAGAGGTTGTTATATTTTGAGGCCTTGTAGTCGGCGAGAACCGGAAGTTCCCCAGCCTCCAGAGGAGCCTGCCCGAAAACGGGGTCCGTCGGATGAAAGAACTTAATATGACAGACTTCGTCGATCCGGAGGGGGAACGAGACATTCGGAGAGGGCTTGTAATTCCATCCGATCAGAGTGGCTTTGTTCTCCGAGTAAATCGGTTCCATATAATTCTTACGAACGATATATAGAGCCTTTGGATACTCTTTGTAAATCGGAGGGAATGGAATGATAAATACATTACCGTCGAGGAGCAAATACGAATATAAAGCTTCACGGAAAAGATACCCAGTCATCAGATAGTTAGGACGATTGAGCAATGTCGACCAAGGATTCGGACCCTTGATTCTTTCCCAGGTCCCCGGATCATCACCCTTGATATTGGCGACGACCATCGGAACTTGGGCGATCGCCCGAGCCGTACGGGAGATACAAGAGTACACTATCTGGGACTTCCCGTAAGGATTTTTCTTGACATCCCCACCGAGTGTCAACGGGGCAAAATTCCTTGTGAAGGCTTCGTCGTCGAGGGCCTTCCGGAATGAGTTCACCATCAGTGACAATCGGTTCACGATTTTTCCTCCCTATTGGGAGTGCTAAGATCCCGTAACCACCATGTCACTAATTTTTTAAGCTCTGATGTAATACCGTGGGAAACGGAGGCGAAATACAGGGCTTGTTCTTTATATCGGCGGACGAATATCAGATAGGCGATGTTATACATCCAAAATCCGATTGTATTTAATATAAGGAAATTTAATACAAAGTTCAAGAGAGTATTTCCGGAGAACTGAATCATAACTACCCCCGCTTATTGGATTAATCCGGACGCTTTTACATCACGATAGAACTGCCAGACCTTCTTTATTGGTGGTCTGAGTATCGCCCCCAACACGAAAAACACAAGACAGGAAAGGACGAGAACTTTCCACCAATTGTCCCGGATGGATTTCACCAGACCCCACCTCTTTTCGTTCGTGGCGTGGTATTCAAGATGGGATTGCATGATCGCCTCAGCACATTCAGAGGCTGTTGCAGGGAGAGCCCCTTCAAATTGATTCATGCGGGATGAAAAGGTCTCCATTAGCTGTGTCACTTCTTGAATCTGCGTTTGCATTTTCTCGGAAGTCTTCATGAAACATCGTCTGGTGATCCTCATTTCTTTCAAAAGAAAACGAGGGAGAGCATCGTCCGGGATGAATTCGGCCGCTTCTAACCCATTCTGTATGTCATCCTGATCCGGCTTGCTCATTTTTAACCCTTTCTATTCTCCGGGTGACTGGAGGAAAGAAAACCGGAGGGGGGCGTCTCCTCGTGAGGATCATTTTTTCGTGGGATCCTACGTAGTATGACGTGCTCCCCCCTCCGAGTTCAGAACATCACTTCCGGGACTTCCGAGGCTGGATCAGGTTTCGCCAGAACGACCAAAAGCCCTGACTGAAACCGTAAGTGATTCCGATCCATGCCACCGCGTTCGTCCACGAAAACGGTACATCCGAAAGTATCGTGGCGATGATTCCGGAAACCACCGATAAAATGACCACCGCGAGGTACGCCTTGGTGGCGTCGGTCTTCGTGATTTTCTTCACGAGATTCGCGAGCACCGGGCCGAGGATGACGAGGAGCCAGCTCAAAGGGCTCGGGGTATCGGGGGGCACCTGGGGGACTTCCGTCCCCGGATTTTCCCCGACGGCCGTGCTGTCCGTCAGAATGGTGTCCTGTGCGAGGGCCTGGCCCGATCCGGAATCCAGAACCGTCGCAATGGAATCCGTCACGATCTTTTCCGTGGACTGCCCCACCGAGGAGCAGGCGCCGAACAGGAGGAGACCGCTGACCAGGATCCCGATGCCAATCCGCTGCAGATACTTCATTGTTGTACCTCCGTACATTGGTTTGTGGTTTAAATGGTTAGGTCATTTCAATAACTACCGGACTTGGATTGAACATCATTATATGGGATGTAAGAGCATATCCGAGACATTGCACCTGATCCCCGGATCCACTCGGGGGCGTCTGGGTCATCGCCCCGGCCGTAGCGCCATCGGCGAAGATCAAACCACTGAGGGCCCCGACTGTCAACGTCCATGAATCGTCCCGGATGATTCCCATATGTAGGAAATTTCCGGAAGCTTCAGCACTGATGGAAGCGAGGGCGAGAACCAATCCGGGCATCGTTGTTGAGGCATCCGCATCTGCTTTCCAGTACTTCCCATCTGATTTCATATAGCAGAGCTCACCAAATACAAGATTTTCTCCGGCGGTATGTTGAGCATAGTCGCCACTCCACGAATGATCTGCCCCCGGAGAGGCTGTCAATAATCGTCGTGCATAATTCCCGGAGGTAACGAGGGCTCCGAGTAAAGAATCGATCGTGTCAAGGGCCTGAGCCAATAATTCCCCGACTCCCCGATCTCCCGTAGCCGGTCTGGGTAGGTGAAGATTTGTGGTGAAAGATCTCTGAAAGACCACGGCATAGGATCCCGTTGTACCACCCCATGCAGAAGCCAACTCAAGGTGGTTGTCATCAGTGACACTCGCCACGGCAATTGGGGTGTAACCTCCATTATAGAACCCCATAATGTCCAGAGCGGCCAAATCGGTGAGCCAGCTCTGTCCGGATCCGGCAACGGTGGCGTCGCCATTTGTAAGAGTCACTGTACATACTTTTTGTTCATCAGCCATGACGATTCCCCTTATTATATACCAAATATTTTAGCAATGCTCGCTCGTACTATTGAAAATATTTTACCGGGAACGAGGCTCCATATTTTATGACCCCACCCATATGAATCAGGTTCACCAAGAATAGCAAATGTCTCAAGGCGCAATCCTCCATCACCCCACCACCTACTCGCCACTATGTAGGTCGTTTGATAATTGTTTGCCTGAGAAATAACCGAAGATAGTACGATAGCACGATCACCACCCCCGAACGAATTTGGACTGCCATATACAAACTTTTCTATCTCCGAGTTAACAGAAGTGGGAACAAATAGTCCAGTAGTATCATCAGCTTCGATAGTGTATATCGTCGTTGTAATATCTCCGACATAACCTTCATTTGCATATATATCACCACCAATAGGAATGATTGGCCATCCTTGCGCATCCTCCGTTTCAGCATTTCCGTATGTATCGGAAAATGAGTTAGCAATTATGCCTTCATCGCTGATAGAAACGATGGCAAGGTGGGTTCCAACCGCGAGATTCGCTTCAACTAAATAATTTGAAGAGGCACCCATTCTGTGTATAGCATTGGATGCTCCTCCACTGACTCCAGACGAATTTGAAATAGTGATCGAATCAGTAGGAGCAGAAGCAATGTCTCCGGTTGCAGAATTAATATTGATTGTAAATAACTTTACTGAATCTGGATTGCCTCCACCTATTACAATACCATAATAATCAGTAGTCCCTATTCTTGCAATACCACAACCTCCGGAGGAAAATTTTTCTCGCCAAAGTTTTAAACTATCTATTGAGGCTTCCGTGGTAATTCCACCTCCGCCTGTAATTTCTCCAGTAGAAGTGTTTATTTGATACATTTTTATCCATGCAGGGCCACTAATACCTGTTATTGTAGCGAAATAATTTGTGGACGCAACTCTAAATATATTGCTTGGAGAACTCCCTGAACCACCTGGAACCGTAACAGAATCAACAAGGGCGTCACCAAGCATCCCATCAGACGTTACCGCAATAGTAGCTATTTTTGTGCCATACGCAGCTGATCTATAATGAATGGTAAGAAAATTTCCTCCGGTATGGATCATGTACATATCATAAACGGCCTTGTCCGCTCTATGAAATTGCATCGAGTCGATGAACGTATTTGAAATTATGCCCAGTGGAGATATAGAATACGTCTTTATATACCCACCACCATTCCCCGAATAAACCATCGCGAAATTATTTCCCGTACCAATTCTTGTTAGAGAATGATAACGCGGTGCGGATATATTTTCATAATTAACCTTCACTGAATCTATTATAAAAGGCTTAATATTACCCGGCTTTCCCGCTACATATTTGTCCGTTTTTACAGACATGGTGAAAAGCCAACCATCACTTCCATCGCCAGCACAGGCATATAACATATAGTGGGTCGAATCGGAGACCCCTGTCTTAACCATTGAGGCATGACCGAATCCAGTAGGTGCATATTGTTTTGTTACAACATAGGAGCCACCAAGAATTCCATCCGATTTTGAGTGTTTCAATAAATTAAATCTTCGGAGGCTTCCCATACTCAATGTATACTTATCCCCCACCGCCATTATAGGTCCGTCTGCTGACATCATTAACGTTGTAGTATTATCAGGCGAATTTAAAATATCACCATTTGTACGATTTATTCTATGCGTTGAATGATAATTATAATTATTTGTACTTCTATTAAAGTAGTAGAGGATTGATACATTTGACTGAAAAGTGGAATCACTTAATGTGAAAGAATGTGCCCGCGATGTAGTTGATAAAGTTCCAGAAGTGGAATCAATTGGAGCGGCTCCAATTTCCCCAGTAGAACAATTCATCTCAAAAGTGTAGAATTGCTTTGGTTTTCCCGCAAGAGCTATATAATTTGAGGACCCAAGTCTTTGCGCGTAATGCCATCCGGTAGCGCTCGTCCCGGTAATTCTGAGGCTATCAATTACTGTAATCGTTCCTGAGCTGATGGAAATACTTTTTACCCATAGAGACGTTGCCCACCCATAGGAAACTACGTACAGCGCGCCTGTAATATTTTGAATCGAAATGTATCCAGTAGCCGCACCTGGAAAAGCTATAGAATGAGTGAATGCATCCCCCAACACGCCGTCCGTTCCTGCGGATAAAGTGGCGACATTAAAGGTAGCATCATTGTTATTATAGGCGAGCACCATATATCCAGAGGCCGGTGCCATGTCAAGAGACTTAACC